AAAACCTTGACGTGGATCCCGTTGCTAAAGGTGATGAATATATTTTAAATTTCTATAAAAACGGCGAACCAAGACAAATGGTTGTTGATAAAGTAATGTTTGAAGCTTTTAAACCTCAAAATTTTGACAATATAGCTAGTAAAGTAGCACAAAACTTTAAAAAATATGCTACAAATCCATTTAAATCATTAATTACTGAGTACAACCCAGCCTTTTCTGTTGCAAATGTAATGAGAGATATACCAACAGCATTAACATTCTCTGACAATGCATTAAAAATGTCGGCTAAAGTACCAGAAGCAGCTAAAGAAATTTTAACTAACGGTGATAGATTTAGACAATTTAAAGCTTTAGGCGGGACGAGAGAAGGTCTTATTGGTGCGGGTAAAGAATTTAGAGTTCCTACAATTGGTGATAAATCAGGATTAAGAAAAGTTGCATCACAAGTTAATAAAGCTAATCCTTTCAAAATTATATCTGATGTAAATGGTTTTACTGAGACTTTGCCAAGATTTTCAGAATATTTAGCGGTGCTAGAAAAAACAGGCGATCCCGCGCTAGCTATTTATAAATCAGCAGACTTAACAACAGACTTTGCAAAACATGGTAACACAACAAAATTGCTTGACAGTTTTGTACCTTACCTTAATCCGCAAGTTCAAGGTATGGATAAGTTTGCAAGATCGATTATAAACAATCCTATTAAAACGGCAGCAGGAGCAGGAGCAGCGATAACAGTTCCTACACTTATACTAGATCAAATAAATAAAGATGATGAAGCTTACAACAACTTATCACCTAGAGAGCGTAACTTATATTTTCAAATACCTTATGAAGATAAAAACGGTGAACGACAATTTATTAGAATACCGAAATCACGTGAATTAGGTGTGGTATTTAGTAGTTTGTTCGATTGGTCATTAAGAAAATCTAGAGGACAGGAAGTGACTGGCGAAGAAATGAAACAAGCTATAACTGAAAACTTTGGAATAGGATTACAACCTTTATGGACACCTGCATCTAAAGCGTGGACACAAATTAAAGACCCTGATGCATATGAGACAAATTTCTGGGGCGGTTTAATAGTACCTCAGTCACAAAGGAAATATAGTCCAGGTGAACAATATGACCTTAATTCATCAGGTATAGCTAAGGCGGTTGGTAGAAAGTTAAACATTTCACCATTTGTAATAGATTACTTTATGAAGTCTTACGGCGGAGTAGGCGCACAGTTTATACAACCTATCGGAGCAGACCGGAAAACAGATTTATTACAGCCGTTAACAGGCAGATTCAAAACTGATCCGGTATTTAAATCTGATGCACAAGGTAAGTTCTTTGATTTACTAGATGTAGCTACTAAAGAAGCTAATGATTTTAATAGAATTAACCAATTACCAACAAGTGGTCCAGAAAATATTGTTACACCTCTTGAAAAAAGAGCAAGCGAGTTACGCAAAGTATCACGAGAAATGACTGATTTAAGGAATCAAATTAAAGAATTGCAAGTTAAAAGAGGAAACGAAAATAAAATAAGGGAACTTCAAAAGGCTATTAACAAACTTGCATCTGATGCAGTTAGGGAGAATAAGTAATGTATGATATAATAAGGTATATAATTGATAACGCTGTATTTTTATTTTTAATCCTAGTTTTAGTGTTATCTTTGGGAAGTGCAATTTCAGAAAAGATACAACGGTGGAGGGTAAAACATGGTAGATCATAACACATGTCAAGGATATAACGAATTAGATAAACGGCTTATTGTAGTTGAAACGGAGCAAGGCACAATGAAAAGTGATATACAAGATATTAAGCAAAGTCAAAAAGAAGCAAGAACACTAGCAATGACTACATTAATAACAAGCCTATTATCAGCATTAGGCATAATAGCAACACTTATCATTACGATGGGAGGTTAGTATGAGTAAAAGATTATTAAAATCTTATTCTATTGTATTAGCTGTAGTAATCGTATTAGTTGCAGTTTTGGGGGTTGCATTATATCAACCCTCAATTCACACAACAACCATAGAGGAATTAACTGAAATTAACGGCATAGGCGAGTATTACGCACAATCTATAGTAACATACCTAGAAAACAATCCCGATTGTTCTATAGAGGATTTAGACGATATAAAGTATATTGGTGACAGTGTACTGAGTAAGTTAAGAAAGAGGTATAGATGATTAAAATAGTATTGGATGCAGGGCATGGACCTAACACGCCAGGTAAAAGAACCCCTATGTTTGAAAACGGAACTTTTATGCATGAACATGAGTTTAACGATGCAGTGGTCCAAAAGTTAAAAAGCAAACTAGAATTAAACGATAGTTTTACAGTAACAGTAGTTTCATCATCTACAGAAGATGTACCTTTGGAAACAAGAGTTGCAAGAGAAAAGCAAGTAAGAGCAGATTTATTCTTATCTGTACATGCAAATGCGTTAACCGGTATGTGGGGATCGCAAAACGGTATAGAATCTTATAGTAATATTGGTTCTGTGAAAGGTGCTAAGTACTGTAAAGTAATACAAGATGGTTTGATTGCTTCAACTGGTCTAAGGAATAGAGGTTGTAAAACATCTTCATTCTATGTACTAAAAAATACTTACGGGCCAGCAGTACTAATTGAATGTGGTTTTATGGATAATAAAGAAGAAGCAAAACTTTTAATGTCAGATGCGTATCGTGAAACTATAGCAGAAGGCTTATATAATTCTATATGTGCTATATTTAATGTAGAATATAAAACAGAGATAAAAGGTTATAAAATAATCGGTACTCCTACTTGTACAGTAGAACAAATGAAACAATGGGCCAAAGATAGAGGGGCAACACAAACATTTATTGATTTAGCGGACCTTTTCTATGAATTAGGGCTAAAATACAATTGTGATCCTGCTGTTGTATATTCTCAATCTGCTAAAGAGACTGGATTCATGAGATTTGGAGGTGTAATTGATGAAACATACCATAATACATGCGGTCTTAAAATTACATCAGGTGGTGGAAACTACGATCCAGATGCACATAAAAAATTTAAGGATTGGAAAGAAGGAATTACAGCTCATATTCATCATTTGTTATTATATGCTGGTGCTGAAGGTTTTCCTTTAAGTGACACACCTGACCCTAGACATTTTGCATGGATATTAGGTAAAGCACCTACTGTCGAAATGTTGAGCGGTAATTGGGCGCCTAGCAAGACTTATGGTGAATCTATAGTAGACCAATACATTAATGGTATTTTAAGCACTAAGGTAGAAATAATAGACTATAAAGCTAAGTACGAGGAAGTACAGGCTAAACTAGATAAGATTAAGGAGATACTATGAAAGAATTAATTAAAAGATTAAGACATCCGGGTACATTAATAGGTTTGGTGGGTATGATTGGATTACTATTAACTCAATTCGGTGTAAAAATTGATTTAGAATGGTTAGACACAACTATTAAGATTATTTGTAGTATTATGACTGTACTAGGATTAACTACTGATCCTACTACTCCAGGAGTATACAACCCAACTAAAAAGTGATACAATAGATTAAGACTCATGTCTATTTCATACCATACAATCCTTTAAAACCATAACTTTCGGGCTATGGTTTTTTAGTGCAATAAAAAACACCCCTAAGGATGTTATTCAGTAATTATGCTAAGTTGTCCGCAAGCTGCACCGTTATCTATTTCACTTTGTGTTGCAATAGCTACAGCATAATCATATCCGTTTTCTTGTAACTGTTTTTTTATATCGTTCATAATTCCTCCTACTTCAAGTTAGTTGTTTCTATCACCCCATTACCCATATTGTTCTCACTCGATACACTGTTAGGGTTTATTGGTGATAGTTTAATAAAAAAATCATCTTTATTAAAATACTGTTTAATAATATTAATGTCAAAATCCGATTTATCTACCAACGTCATATTAATTGTTGTTTTTAAATGTGATTTAGTTTTTACTTGACCGAGTTCTTTTATTGACATTTTATTTTTTATAGGAATAAGCCAATCTCTCTTATTCTCTATGAGTGAGTGTAGTGATAATTGCAATGTAATATTATCTTTTATCCATGAAAAATCTGAATTTTTTAATCCCACTGTAGATATATAGTGATGCACATTAGGATATTTGTTATCTATTATATCTATTGCTTTTTTTACTTCTTGTATGTTTAAGAAGGGCTCGCCCATTCTAGTATAGTTAATCTTATTTTCCTTTGCTTCTCCGAATTTAAAACCTTTGTTTTTTTCTATTACAAATTCAATTTGAGATACTATTTCATCTGCGGTTAAATTTCTCCATTTTTTTAATTGACCAGTAGCGCAAAATTTGCATCCTACAGGGCAACCAGACATACAGCTAACTCCTATCATGTACCTTTCTGTGTAGTCTCCTAAACCTTCATCTTTTAATTTGTTTGTGTGATCATTAATGCAATTTTTCGTATAATAAGGCAAATGTGTTGATGTTACCTCTATAGGATAATTATCCCATGTTTCTAAAGCATACACAACACCATTAGAAAACTCTTTCCTTTTTAATTCTTTCATAATAACCTCCATTAAAAAAACTCCTCACGTATGAGAAGCTAACTAATGCTATTAGTGACAAGAATCGTGTTCAAGCCAGTAATGCTGTATTCGATTAACATTGTTAATATAGGACGAAGCACGACCTTATAATAAGTGTAAACCTGATCTATAAATAAATCAACGCAAAATATTTTGCACTTTTAAATCATATTTACCTATGCTACAATATACATACACATTGGGTGTCACCCATGTATCTTATTACCTTCACTATCTCTTATCGTAACGGAGATATAAGGTAACATCAAGGTCTATTACATCAAAGAAGCCTTGTCCCTCTTTAGAGTGGAATATTAAGAATCCTTATGGTTTTAGGGTTCTTTTTTATTGGGTTTTAATAGAAGTTTGAAAGATTTATTCGTAATTTGATAGAGTTAACCCCTATACACCCAAAAACAAATAGTTTAAAAGGTATAAAGAGGTTAATTTTAGTTTGATGAGTTTACACGCAACCGCACTAGACTATATTTATTAACATGCTAATACTCAAACGATTACTTTTCCGTCCGCAATCTCGTATTAGTTCCCTTGCATAAGCACCAGAAAACCACACCTCGCCTTTTAATTGGTAGCGACAACCTAACACCACAGATCAACAAGTAAATATAGTAACCCCTCACTGTGTTTGTTGATTTTACGTTTAGGCTCAACTTACCTTAGTGTTTAACGTGTTTTCTATTACCCACGACCATATAAAAAAGCCTAACCGATGGCTAGACTTGAAATATCATGTAATATCGTGTACAATTAACATATAGCAATTGAAACACTTTTATTCGAATTTTCGAAGTCGATTCGGTTAACTGCTTATCAGGTCGGCAAACCTAGATAAGACTTGTATTCATTTGTTATATTCATTTTAACACATTATAGGGGATAAAGCAAAACCCCTACATTCTGTAGATATACGCAAGCGATATGCGACGAGTTTTGGGAACTCGAAGTCCTAGGTTCGATTCCTAGTATCTGCACCAAGACGTTTCTTGTCTACGGTCAAACGGCAAGCGGTGGTAGAGTCTCCTGAGAATGTCGAAAAACAAAAGACTAACAAACAATTGAATCCTAGAGATATCCGTCCCATGTAGAGGGCTGTTGCAAGTGAAAGTCTTGTCAATTGTGATTAATCGTTTCTTTTAATAGAAGCGATTTTTTATTTGCATTAATTTATAAAATCCTGTTGACAACATGTTTTATTCATGATAATATGTAGTTACAGATAAACGAAACGGAGGTGAAACACATTGAAAAAAGCTAAGATTGAAGTATTAGGCACAAACGAATGGAAAGCAGACGTTAAGAAAGCTGCAGAACGTAGAGGTGTTACAGTATCAGCGTATGTTAAGGATGCGATATTTGAGAAGATGAAGAAAGATAATAGAAAGTAGGTAAAGGGATGGAAAGAAAGATAATTATATTGTTAGTAAAAATAAAAGATTACATGAAATATATTACTATCGAAGATTATAAAAAATTAAAAGAACTTGTCGATCAAATAGGTGATAGAATTTAGAAAGAGGTATAAGAATGAAAATAACAGATATTACATTAGAAGGTATGCCTGATAAGGTAGAGTATTACAACAACGAACAATTAAACATAGATCATATATCATTAACAGATATAGATGCATATGATTTAACAGTACAATTTGCAAAAGCTTATTATCAGCACATATTAAAAACAGAAGATTCAGAAGAAGCATACAAGGCTATTATCGAAGCTGTAGGTGAAGCAATAGAAATAGACATACTAGACGACCTAGAAACTGAAAAGGTAAGACTACAGTAAGAAGTAGCCGAATTAAAGGATTATATACAAGATATGATAGAAGGGTAGGTAATGGTATGAATGATTACACTAATTTAGATTTAGAACAAATGAGTCAAGATGAATTAAAAGTAGCTTTAGAGTGGGCGCAGGAACAATTGGAGAACGGAGAGGATTACAGATGTTAAACAGAACCGTACGATGGGAAGGTCCATTTAACGAAGCGAAAGACGATGCAGAAATGTATTGTATGGAATGTGATTACAATTTAGATTATGGCGGTGAAGATTGGAATTATTGTCCTAATTGTGGAATGAAACTTATTTACAGAACAGAAGAAGATTACAGACTGTAGGAGGTCAAAATGAATTTACAAGTAACTGAATTAAAGATTGGTAAAGTACAAGCAGCAGAAATTAACTGGAACGGTGCAGAAATAAAAGCATCATTAAACGTAGCATTAGAAGATTACAGAAACATGGTAGTTACTGAGGAAACTTTAAAAGGTTCTAAAAAGGTTATGGCAGACTTGAACAAGCAAGCTAAGATTATTGATGATTTCAGAAAATCAACTGTTAAGAAGTTAAATCCTGATATTAAACAATTTGAATCAGAAGCAAAAGAACTTGTGTCAATGATTAAAGAAGCTAGAACAATTATTGATAATCAAGTAGAAACATTTATCATTAAGCAACGTGAAGAAAAGAAAGTACTTGTTAAATGTGCTATTGATTCAGTATCGCATGAAATTGAGTTAAAAGAAAAGTATCTTGTAAGAGTTGAATTAAAGGATCAATATCTCAATTCATCAATGACTATTAACAAAGTTACTGAAGATTTAAGAGTACAGTTTAACCAATTGCTTCAAGAACAACAAATGGAACAGAACAAGATTGATACAATTAAAGTTATTGTTGATACATTCAATGACAAGTTAACATTCAAGTTTACACCACAAGAATTTGATTACTTACTTGATAGAGACATTACAGAGATATCACAAGTAGTTAACTCAAAGGTACAAGGCAGACTTGAAGCAGAACAAGAGGAACTCGCTAGAATCGAAAGAGAAAAGCAAGAAGCTATTGAAAAGGCTGAACGTGAAGCAAAGGAACAAGCAGAAAGAGAAGCTAAGAAAGAAACTGATAGAATCGAAAGAGAACATCAGGAAAAAATCAAACAGGCTGAAATTGAAAAACAACAAGCAATTCAGAAAGCAGAAGCAGAGAAACAAGCTGTATTATTCGCTACTGAAGAAGCTTTACAATCAGTTGATACAATTACACCAGTAGAACAAGTTGAGGATCAAGGACAGGATAATCCGTTGTTAGAACTTAACTTCTCTGTACTAGATACACACGAAAGATTAGAAACACTTAAAAGATACTTGGATCAATTTGGATATGAATATCATGTAAAGGAGATGTAGTATGAGTAATTTACAATTATGGGAACAAGTAAGAGCAGTACCGCAAACAGCTACTAAAAATATTGGTGGTGGAAGGCTTAAAGGTATGACAGATATTAACCCTATGTGGAGAATTAAAACACTTACAGAACAGTTTGGACCTTGTGGGTTTGGTTGGTATTATGAAATAGTTGAAAAAAGAATAGAACAAGGCGGAAACAATGAACAAGCTGCATTTGTAGATATTAAATTATATGTGAAAATCGGTAATGAGTGGTCAAAAGGAATAGAGGGTACTGGTGGTTCTTCTTTTGTAGCTAAAGAAAAAGCCGGATTATATACTAATGATGAATGTTTTAAGATGGCATTAACGGATGCAATATCTGTTGCATGTAAAGCTTTGGGTTTTGGTGCTGATATTTATTGGTCAAAGGATAACACTAAATACAACGATCAAAAGAAAGACAACTACAATAGCCAACCGCCACAACATCAAAACAATTACAATAACTATCAGCAACAACAACAACAGAATCCACCTAGACAACAAAATCAAGGTATGCCTAACGGTGCTTGTTCTGACTGTGGTGCTGATGTAGCTGAAAAAGTTAAAAACTATTCTTTAGACAAATACGGAAAGGTGTTGTGCTACAATTGCCAACAGAATCATAGATGATGATACCTAAACCTAAGAAACATAAAAAGAAGAAAGTTAAAACACCTATACCAAGCGGAGCAAAAGAATGTTTCGCTTGTGGGTGTACTTATAACCTCGAATTGCATCATTGTTATTTTGGGACAGGAAAGAGAAAACTATCATCAGAATACAAATGTATAGATTGGTTATGTAATATTCATCACAGGTCAAATATAGGCGTTCATGGTGGTAATATAGAATTAGATTTACAATTAAAACAAAAGCATCAGGAGCGATTAGAATTACAAGGCATGAAAAGGAAAGAATTTATATTATTATTTGGAAGAAATTATTTATAAGTATATAGGAGGATAAGATATGTTAGGTCTTGAATATAGGATAGTAAAGACTGTTGAAGTTTCGACAAATATAGGAGATTTTAAAGTTGATATTTTTAAAGATAAATGCACTAAGGATTTTAAGTGTATAGCAAATCAAATAAGCTTGATAGATATATATGGAGACCATAAAATATTTACTTTTCAATCTGTAACCCCTGACGTATATAGAACGCACTCGATCACACCAAATAAAAACTATTATGAACAAGAACATATTAGTACAAACATTATAGAATATAAACCGTTAGTGTATAATTTTTATTTTAAAGTATTTTTTCTGACTGATATAAAACATTTTTTATCTAAGTTTGAATATGAACTTAAAACAAAAAATTCAGGTTGGCATTTAACTGCCGTTCCTAAAGCAGGTGATTAAATGAAATTTAAAACTAACAACTTAGAAGTAACTTTTAACGCTATGCTTAATAAACACGCTTGTTGGTTTGAAATACCTAATAACATGGTAGACAAGTTTAATAAGCTTACAGACAAAGCTTGTAGCATAGAGGTAAAGGAATACAAGGGGAACAGAAGTCTATCAGCAAATGGTTACCTGTGGATTTTATTGGATCAATTATCAAAGAAGATTAACATACCTAAAGGCGATATGTATATTAAGATGATTAGAAGATATGGTGTATTCGATCAAGTCATTATAAAAGATGAAGCCTTAACAGAATTAATCAGGAAATGGGACAATGCCAATACATCAGTTGAACATGTAGAAAGTTTATGTGAGATAACTAAAACATTTAGAAAAGGTCCGCAAGTATGGCATGAGGTTACTTGTCATAATGGTTCAAGCGGATATGATAGTAAACAGTTTTCTAGGTTATTAGAAGGTGTTATAAGCGAATGTGAGTTGATTGGAATAGACACAATGACACCTGATGAAATAGAAAAATTAATGGCTAACTATAATGGAGGGTAATATGAAAAAATGTGAATACTGTTTAAAGCAAGGGGAACAATCAGGGTTTATAGCTGACGAAGATGGATTAGGTATATTTATAAATTGGAATGACAAAGGTGAATTTAATGTTTATTCGCCTGAACAATGCACTGATTTTGAAGTTGAATTAATTATCAACTTTTGCCCTATGTGTGGTAAAAAACTAAACGAAAGGAGTTAACTATGTTTAAACACATGCACACAGGATGCAAGCATAACATAAACGGATATTGTGAAACATACGATTATATAGAAGTTGATAGGATTAACTTTAAAATGTGATAAATACGAGGTGAGAGGTGAAGAAGAAAAAGTGGCAACATGCAAAAACGGTGGGGAATAAAACAGAGTCAATTGTTAGTACCTGGTTTTCCGAACTGGGTATTAACATTAAACAAGAAGATACCATGAGAAACACTCGTACACGCAATAAAGGTGGAATTGATTTTGAAAACGACAGTATAGCCATTGAAGTAAAACATTTTACTAAATCTTTAACAGTTAAATATAAGTCAGAGGATCATGATTTAAAATGGTCTCAGGTAGAATTGCTTAACAAGAAAGCTATAAAAGGTAAAATATCAGGCTTATTAATAACAGAGGATAACGAGACGTTTTATTTTATAGGTATAGTTAATTTTATACTTTGGTGGGTAGATTGTAAAAGAAAGTCAATTAACGCTGATATAGCTAAAGAAATTGGCTATGTAGTTAAATGTAAAGAAGATTTAAAACGTATAATAGATAGGAGGTGTTAAATGACTAAACAATGTAAAAGATGTAACGGAACAGGTAAAGTATACGAAGATAAAAAAGGTGACTCAGCAGAAGTAAAATACAGAGGGTTAAGATTCACTACAGGTAAAAAAACGAGCGTTAAAGGTACAAATTGTCCTAGATGTTATGGAAGTGGTGTTAAATGACTAAACTAGAAGAATACGAAAAACAAATTAAATACCATAATCAAAAAATATTGAACCATCAAAAGCTATTAAACAGGTTATTTGTATTAAGAGAAATACAGAGAAATAAAGAAAACGGGCAATTAAGCATTGACGATATAAAGGAGTATTAACAGGTTTCTTTTTTATATTTTTGAAAAGTCGTAAAATTGTATTGACATACGTCGTATTAAGGTATAATATGTAGTTAGGATATAACTTATACGAAAGGAGTTTTATGTGTTTAAAAAAGTAAAAACTATAATTTTTTATTATTCAAAAGGAGTGGATAAAGAATTTGAAAAACAAGCGTTAAAAGAGTTGGAAGAAGCAGAAAAATTAAAAAAGTTAGCTGATGCTGTATTATATGCTATGCAATCTGGAATGTATTTTAAGATTGCTAACGGAAGATACATTACTAATGAAAAAGGCGAAATTGTAGATTATATAGATTTAATTGATACGGTAGAAAGTCTTATTGATTGGGTAGAAGAAAGGAAAAAACATGAGATTAACTGAAAACAAAGGGAGTTACAAGGTTGTACTCCCTAAACACATTATTAAAGAATTGGGTTGGGAAGATAAGAAAGATTTACAAGCAAAACGTGTAGGTAAAAAGATAGTAATAAGTGAGGTATCAAATGAAGATTAAAGACCAATTACAAGGTGCTACAGCTATATTCCTAATATTAATCATTACATCAATATCTATATCTTCATTAGTAACATACATAACATTTAAAAAACTTGAATGTAAAGTAGCTGTATATGTAGTTAAGAATAATGATGTAGTAATAGATTTAAATGATTATAAAATTGATCAGAACAAATTAAACAAAGCATTTAGTGACATGATAAACATGAACAACGAGTTAATCAACAGAAATTCAAAGCGTATAACACAAACTAACATAGACCTGGACGAAGTGTCACACCAGGAATGTAAAACGCACATAGAGGAAATATGGGACGTATTAGAAAGGGTTGAGTGATATGAAAATAGGGATGATCACAGATGCGCCTATGCATAACCTAGCTTTAATGAAATTATCTACTTATCATAAATCTTTGGGTGATAGCGTAGAACTGATTAATAAAGATAAAATCCGATCATTTGATAAGGTATATGGTTCTTATATATTTACTTGGAACAGAAACAAAGCTTTAGAGTTAAAACAAGTATACGGAGACAAAGCTATTATAAGCGGTACTGGTGTAGATGTTACTGACAAACTACCCAAACATGTAGAAATGTTAAAACCTGATTACTCGCTTTTTGATTTAGATTACGGGGTGGGATTTACTAGAAGAGGTTGTATTAATAAATGTAGTTTCTGTGTAGTTCCAAAAAAAGAAATATGGAAAGAAGATACAGCAATAAAAGATATTATTAATCCTTTAAGCAACAGAGTTTATATATTAGACAATAATTTTTCTAATGATCCTAATTTTGAATTAAAAGTAAAAGAATTTAACAATAGAAACTTAATTGTAAGCCTTCAATCGGGAGTAGATGTTAGAACTATGACGTGCGAAAAAGCTAGATTGCTTTCAACTATAAATCATGAAAAGCAGTTACACATAGCTTGGGACAATTATAATCATAAAAAATCTGTATTAAAAGGTATTGATTATTTGCTTAATTACTTTAAACCATCAAAATTAATGTGTTATGTATTAATTGGATTTAATTCAACTAGAGAAGAAGATTTTTTAAGAATTGACGAACTCAGACGATTAAAAATTGATCCTTATGTAATGATGTATCGTGATCCTTATGATCCTAATTATAAATTTGATCGAATGGATATGCATTTTAAAAATTGGGTTAATGGACACGCTTATAAATCTGTACCTTTTGAAGAGTTTGATCGTGCTATTAATGAAATTAAAAAAAGACAACAACTATCGTTATTTTAGGAGGTAATCATGACTAACTGGAAGAAAACCAACGGTAAACCACCAGAGCCAATTATGATGTATATAGAAGCATACAAAATTGATAAGCTTAACAAACAAGCGTCTATACAACGTCAAATAGATAAGTTAAACCCAGATAGACAAAAGATTGTTTACGGTATATTAGAAATGTTATTAGACTTACAGGAAGGTGAGAAGAATGAGTAAAAAACTTAGAATATTAGTGGCATGTGAAGAATCGCAAGCAGTAACAATCGAATTAAGAAAATTAGGGCATGAAGCATACAGCTGCGACATTATGGAATGCAGTGGAGGACACCAAGAGTGGCATATACAAGATGACATGACTATTTTGTTAAATGGATTCTGTACTTTTGTAACATCAGATGGAATGTTTCATAAAGTTGAACAAAAATGGGATATGATAATAGCGTTTCCTCCATGTATTTATTTAACCAATGCAGGAACAAGACATTATTCGTTAAAATGTAATCCAGTAGAAAAGGTTGAAGCTAGAAAATTAAAAAGGGTAGACGCTTTTAATTTTGTTATGAAAATAGCAAATGCAAATTGTGATAAAATAGCGATTGAAAATCCTGTAGGTTGGTTAAATTCACAATGGAGGAAACCTAATCAAATAATACATCCTTATTACTTTGGCGATCCTGTATCTAAACGCACTTGTATATGGTTAAAAGGATTGCCTGAATTAAAAGATACTGATCGATTACCAAAACCAGAACCTATGTATATCTGTCAAGGTGAAAAAACAAAAGGGAAAAAAATAGGATGGTGCGAAGGTATTAAAGGTACAACTGGTGGTCAAGCGGGTAGGTCTAAAGCTAGAAGTAAAACATTTACTGGAATAGCAAAAGCAATGGCTAATCAATGGGCGGGTGATTGCAATGAACAATTGGGTTAAGTTCAACGATTATTACAGCATATGTAAAAACACATGTATGATTAAATCACATGCTAGAAAACATTTATTTGGCTTGTCAGTGAGAAGAGTACCAGAGAGAATACTTGCAGTAGGATCAAACGGATATGTAAAGATACATGGTAAATCAGTAAAACCAAGTAATGTATATAAAGATACATTTGGTATAGAATGGGAGGATTAATATGACACTGCAGCAGCTTAGAAAAAGAACAGCGTTAACTAGACTTATAGACAAACTCGAACGCTGCGCAGAATTTACAAAACAAGTAGACATAAGTGAAAACAGCTTAGGAAGTAAGTATCATTTATTTAAAGATGATGTAGAGATTATGACATTCAACAATTTAAAAGAAGTATCAGAATATTTTGATATACACACTTCAACAGCATCAATGTATTACAATGACCCACCGCAAGAATTTATAGATAAAGGGTTTAATATAGAAAAATGGTAGGAGGACCTATGATTAAAGAAATATTAGAAATTATATTTGGTAAAAGTAAAAAGCAATTAAAAGCTGAACTTAAAGAAACTAGAGAAGGATTTGACAAAGTTGTAGCTATAACCGAAAAGTATAATAAAGAATTATCTATACTAAAACATGAAAATATGAAATTAAAAACTGAATTAAACGATCAAAATAAATTAAAAAAATGGTACGATCATAGATTGTACAGGCTTCAACATAAACACACGGTTGAACTTATGCGTAATTTTAGGTCTAGGGCACTTAAAGAAAAACTTGAAGTTATAGAACGAGAAGCAGAGGCTAGAATGATAATGTTAGAAAAGGAGGTCCTATGAAAATAATGGCTATACAATACCCTAACGGAATAAGAACCATTATAACGAACGTAGGCTTGGGTATATCAGCAGATAAGATTGACGGTATACCAATGGTAGGTAAACAATTAATGGAGGTTAACGGTAGATATAAGGTTATTAGTGGTACACCAGAACAATGTAAGGTGTGAGGTGATAAATAAGGGCAGTTAGCCCTTTTTATTTTATAAATACAGTTGACATATAACGTAATAAAGTGTAACATAGTGGTAGGAGGTGAACAAGTGGATAAATTATATAATATTAGTAAAGCATCTGAGTTACTTGGAGTAACTAGACAAACACTTTACAGATGGGAAAAAGAAGGTAAGGTAAAATTTATACAAGTTGGCGATTTTCAAAAGGTTAGTGAAATTGAAATTAAAAGATTAAGAGGAGAATAACATGGCTGATCGTAGAATGTTCTCTAAAACAATAATTGATAGTGATGATTTTTTAGATATGCCATTATCAACACAATCTTTATATTTTCATTTAGCTATGAGAGCTGATGACGAGGGATTTATAAATAATCCTAAAAAGATATGTCGTATGATTGGAAGTAGTCAAGATGAATTAAAATTATTAATTGGTAAAAGATTTTTATTAAGTTTTGAATCGGGTGTGGTTGTTATAAAACATTGGTTAATTCATAACATGATAAGAAAGGATAGAATGAAAGAAACTTTGTATCATGAAGAAAAATCTCGATTAGGATTAAAAGATAACAAAGTTTATACAGAAATACGCGAAAGCGTTGATATACCTATGGTAGCAGAACGACAACCAACAGACAACCAATTGTCAGCACAGGTTAGTATAGGTAAGGATAGGTTAGAAGAGGTTAGTATAGATAAGGTTAAGCAAAAGAAACCTACTCAAAAACAAGTTTTTTCAAACATTATTTCTAATTACACTAATAACATTGAACTTGTTGAGTCTTTAGAAAACTTTATAGACATGAGAAAATCAATCAAAGCTAAATTAACAGAAAACGCATTAAAGCTATTACTAACTAAACTAAATAAAATAACCAATGATGATGATTACAAGATTGAAATGTTAAACAACGCAATTATGAACAGTTGGAAAAGTGTATATGAGATAAAAGATCGCAAATCTAACAATGTTAATCAGGTAGATACATCTGCAATGGAAGCCTTTATGGCTATGGGGGATTAAATGACTAAACAAACATTAATGAAATCTATGTATTTAATAGCAAAGTCTTTTGAAAAATTCCAAGCACACAAAGACGAAGAATTGTTATTGATGTGGTATGACGTGTTTAAGGACGAAGATGAACTTGTATTTCAAACAGCTGTTAAAAGATTAATAACTACATTTCAGTATCAAGTACCAACAATAGCTAATCTTAATCATATACTGGCAGAATTGAAAAATGTTAAAAAAATAGAACCAGGTGATGTATATGATGAAATAAACAAAGCTATTAGATATTATGGATTTTACAGACTTGAAGAAGGATTTAACAGTTTATCACCACTTGCACAGCAGACCGTTAATGCTATAGGTGGATTTAGAAATGTTTGTTTATCAGATAATGTAATGGCAGATAGAGCGCACGCATTAAAAGTTGCAAAAAGTTTTATTGATCGAGAAGAAAAAGAAAATCTTTTAACTAACAGCATGAAGAAAGAACAACTAGAGAACAAAGATAGAATGTTAAAACTAACTGAAGGGATAGGTAAATAGAATGGAAAGAACTATAACGGTAACAAAACAAGGAACAAAAAAATTGTATAAATTTCATTGTGAACACTGCGAAACGGAGTGGATGGACGAAAAATGGGAAGTCAAAGAAGAATTATTGACTATAAACGCTTTCTTACACGCACCAGGAACAGATATTAAACTACCGACGTCAATGTGTCCTACATGTACAATACGAAGTCAATTTAGGTTAATAAAGTAGGCGACAATTAGAGATAAACAGAAAAACATAGACTGGATAAGAAAATAGGAGGAGTTATGTCAGATATAGAATACTTAGAAAAGAAAAGAATGGAAGTTTTAGAAGCAATAAAACCTATATGCGAAGTGCATAACATAAAAGAATATGATTATGTAGTTAAGGAAACAGGACAATCAGAAACTTTAATATTAAACGGCGTTAAGATTGGTTGTTCTTCAAATTCTATTTCAGCAATTATAGACGAGGTTATTGGTTACTTATTTATAGAAAGATGGTGTCATCATAGATATTTAGGCACTTTTAGTACTCAAAGTCAAAATGTTATTAAACGATATTGGTTATAGGAGGAGTTATGAATTATGCAATAGGTCAAAAGGTGAAGTTTTATAAACATCTAAAGAAAAATAAACATAGTAAATGGAATGAATCAATGTATGTTTATGATACGAAATTTAGTGAAGGTATTCTTGTAGGTGTTAGAAGTATACCGATAAAGGGCAATAAAGATTATAGTTATTATCATGCTATGTATTTATTCAAACGAACAGAGTCGAGAAAAGTTTTACTTGTATCAGTCAATTTAAAGCAAACGGTTTATGTTGATTACGAGGATATAATACATGATTAACAAACTAATACAAGTACACTACATAAACCCTGATACTAAACTAGATAAGCTAAAAGAGGAAATACAGGAGTTAATACAGTCAATTGATGAATATCAAAATAACGCTGATATTTACCCTGTATTAGAAGAATTAGCAGATGTATGTATTTGTACTCTAGGTATAGCGATAGTTAAACACGGAGTGAATACAGAAGAATTTAAGGCTATTTTAGATAATAAGTTGAATAGAAGTATAAGAATTAAGAAAATCATGAAGGAAACAGGCAAAAGTTATGAGGAGGTAAGACAAGATGTTAGGTACTGAACAATGCAAAACAATAGTAAAAGGTAATTGGCCAGATAGTAGATATGGCATGTTAAGAAAAGCATTAACAGAACTAATTAAAGCATCCGAAGAACGTGATACATTGAAGGCTAGGGTTGAGGAGTTGGAGGAAATACTAAATTTAAAGACTTCAATAACAACAGAGATGATAAAAAGAAATAAAACTATAAAAAAATTAATAATTGAGAAGTCGAAAATTACAAGAGAAAACAAAGAACTTAAAAGACTTGCTGAGATAGGTGAAGCTATAATCGGATTAATGGGTAATGAAGTAGTTAATGGATTTATCGAAGAGTGGAAAGCGAGAAACGAGGTAAACAATGTTCATAACAAAGACTAAACATAAAAGTATTATCAAATCGATACTAAAAAGCGAAGAAAGGCTTGTTAAAACAATTAATAAAAAGGATCACGAAATAGCATGTTTAAAACAAGAACTTGAAAAGATACAACAATTTGATTCTGATGAACTTATAGAACATGGCAAGTGTCCTACTAAGAAATATTTTATTACAGCAGCCAAGAGGTTACTTACTGAAGAAGAGTTTAACGAGTTAAAGGGTGGTAAGAAACAGAAGTATTACAATGTTGGCAAGAAGGTTAGGAGGATTGTATGAATATGCAAAAGGTAAAAAGAATTAAAAGAGAACTTTTATATGTTATAAAAAAACACGAAAACGACAAATTGCAAACTTTTGAAACAAGCATAAGCGGTATGGCTAAAGATTGTTTAAATGCTATTAATTGGCTTGTTGACGTTGTTGAAATGGTAGAAAGTGCTTATCACGAAAAATAGGAGGATGGCATGAAGAACAGAGAAGAAATCGAAATCAAAAGGAATTATTATTCTGAGAGATTAGAGTATTACAAAGAAAAATGCCAAAGATATAAAAAGCACCAAAAGGAAGGTTCATATTATGATTTGGAAACTCGGGTATCATCGTATAAAGAACATGTAGATCATTATCAAGATTTAGTTAATCTTTTAAATTGGGTATTGTGTTCAGAACAAGAAAGGACATAACATGAGAAAATATTCTAGCAACATAAAAAGACCAGGTAAACTTAAAGCAGAAGGAACAGATAAAAAGGTTTATTCAAATGGTCACATTTATATTAAAACAAAGAATAAAATATGGCGTGAAGTGTACTAATTGCAACGTATGTGGTATAATAGATTAAGGAGAAGGATATGAAAATAACAGAGATTAGTTGGGAAGATGGCAAGAAATACACAGCGTATTTTAGTAGTTCAGAACACACGGTAATAGTTGAGAGTGGAGAACTTTATTCGATAGAAGGTTCTAAGTGTTTAGTTGATATAGCTATATTAGAAGAAATATTAAACGGTAACTATGAAGAAGTAATAGAACCAGTAGATTACAAAACGGCTATTGAGGATTGTAAGAAAAATCCGCAAATAGAATATAAAAGCACAGGTGACGATCTCAATCTTATGCAAGTAATGAGAAATATAGATGGATATGTGACAATTAAATCTTCTGTTAAAAATTCGTGTAGAATTGATTGTATAATAGATTGCATGTGGATCAGAAAGGGGTAGTAATATGATTATAATAGAGAGTCAAAGCAGAAATAGTATTTTAAAATGCGATATAATTAACGTAAATGGATATAATCAAATTATAGCAAATTATAAAGTTATTATCGATGGTGAAGGTTGTAGAACGGAAGAATATGATTTATTAGGGACTTACGAAACAGAAGAACGAGCAATACAAGTTATGGAAGAGATAAAAGCGTTGATAGAATTTGTTTCTAACACTAAAACGTTTGGAGAAAGTCAATTGCATGTTTGTATACAACTTCTTGCGGAAAAATGCCCCAAACTACCACTAACTACTATTTACACTATGCCTAAAGAATAGGAGAGAGATAACAAGTGGCTAACAAACGTAAAATGAAAGAGTGTAAGAGAGCAAAGAAAGCAGCTGCTAAGATGACTCGTAAAAGAAAAGATATATCTAATGGTTGTGATTATAAAAAGAATCATAAGAATAGTTTTAATGTTGTTGATAGCAAGTTGTAGGAGGTTGACATGAATAAGTGTATTTATAAAGAATTCGCAGTATGGAAAGAAGGAATTACAATAAAAGCACAATATGAATGTAGAGTAGCTGATGCTAAAATAACAAAAGGGTTCTGTAATGGTTGCAAATGCAAAGAGGTGACTAATTAATAAGCTACCTCAATTAAAAATACTAGAAAACGGATTCTATGGATATAGTGAACCTAAACAATACAGATGCTTTAACTGTAACCATAAAGGAAACTGTAATAAATGTAAGTGGACTACTGATCCTACGGTTAAACCTAGTGAATGGAGAGTATAGTGAAAGTAATAGCAAAAGGCAGCGGTGGTTATTGTAGGTGCAGAGTGTGTAATTGCCAGTTTAAATATGATAGTACAGATATTATATGGCCTAGAAATAAACCTGAAGTAGGATGTCCCGAATGTAAGTCATTGAATAAACACAAGAAGGCCTAAAAACCTTCTTTTTTACATTACATTAATAACATGGTAAAATATAATAAAGAGAGGTGATACTAATGACAGCGGGTAGACCGAAGATATATGATTCAAAAGAAATTACAAAAGATTTGTTAGAGTATATAGAGAAAACAGAAGATCCAATGATAGAAGAATTCGTCCTAAACAGTGAGTTTGTAACGGATACGCTGTATAGATTAGCCAAAGAAGATACAGGATTATCGGAGGCTATAAAGAGAGTTCATGCCAAACAAAGCATTAGAACGCAACGTTTAGCAGAGCAAGGAGAGATACCTACAGCTTGGGCTATATTCAAGATGAAACAAAAATGTTATGGGTGGACAGACAAGCAAGAAGTGGTATCAACTAACCATAATATCAATGAAGAAGTAACAGAACTTACTTCAGAAGAGAGAAAAGCACGAATAAAAGAGTTAATGGAGAAAAATAAGAATGGCTAGATTTCAACGTTAAATGCCAATCGTCCCTAGGAGGAACATATGAAAAAAGTATGGTTATTAGAATCGGTAGAATATATAGAAGATGCATACAAATCTTGTAACTTTGTGGGTTTATTTGCAACAAAAGAGTTGGCAGAAAAACAGAAAGATATTCTACTAAAGGACGAAGAATATAATTATTACGATGAATATGAAATAACGGAGCATGAAGTTGTAGGTGATTAAATGTTAACTGATAAAGAAGAAATAGAACTGTTAAGGCTACTGGAAGAGGAAGAAAAGGATAATGCTAAATCGAATTATTATGATTATGTAAAGTATACGCACAGCGAAATATACACTCACACGAAACATGGTGAATATATATGTAATACTATAGATGATGCAATTAATAAGCGTATAGCCATGTTTAACGGTGATATACCTATAAAAACGCAATACCTTATGTATACTGTGCCTGCTCAACACGGTAAATCTATGCATATAACTGAGACTTTACCATCTTATTTCTTTGGCAAGTTTCCTCATCATGGTTGTATTGAGATAAGTTACAATGAAGATTTTGCAACTAAGTTTGGTAAACGTAACAAAGAAAAGATTAACCTATACGGTGAAGAATTATTCAACATATCAATACCTAATGATAATAGATCAGCTTCTGAATATGGCATACAATACAAAGGTAAGCGTACAAGAGGTGGTATGATATCAAGAGGTATTATGTCGGGTATCACAGGTTCTAGCCTTGGTGATCTTATTATTATGGATGATGTTGTTAAGAACAGACAAGAAGCTAATTCACCAACAACACGTAAAGCACATTGGAATGAATGGACTGACTCAATATCTAAGCGTGTGCATCCAGGTGCAATTGTTATATTGATTATGACTAGATGGCATGAAGATGATCTTGCAGGAAGATTATTAAACAATGAGTATGGTGAAGTGTTGACTTGGGAAGTGCATAACTTACCTATCGAGTGTGACGAAAAACACATACAAGACGAAGGTAATCCATTAAACAGAGTGATAGGCGAACCTCTATGGCCAGAAATGTATGGTTATGAAGAAATAGCCAAAAGAAAACAATACCCACAAACCTTTTCGGCTATGGATCAAGGTAGACCTACAGCTGCAGGTGGTAACATATTTAAACGTGATGCATGGCAGTATTATGACAAGACTAATTTATTTGTGCAGACAATGCCTATACTTGTTTTATCGGTAGATGCTACATTTACAGATGGAACAGGAACAGACAAAGTATCAATACAGGTTTTAGGTAAACTAGGCACTAACTGCTATCTAGTGGACAACTTAACAAGAAGGTTAAACTTTACAGCTACTAAACAAGCGATTAGAAACATGTTGCAGAAATACCCTAAGATAAGCGCAAAGTATATTGAAGCTAAAGCCAATGGTCATGCTATAATAGATGTGTTAAACAGAGAAATAGGTGGATTTATACCTGTTAAAGCAGATGTAAGCACAGGTGGTAAGATAGCAAGAGCATATGCGATAGAACCTTTTGTAACAAGTGGTAATGTATATTTGCCTAGAGGTGAAGGATGCGAGTGGGTGCATGATTACGTAGAAGAATTGGCAAGTTTCCCTAACGGAACGCACGACGATCAAGTCGATGCAACTACTCAGGCACTTAACAAGCTTATATTCTTTTATGCTGAACTTGAAAAAACGGCGATTAAACCAAATCAACATAATTTTGTAGATAAATCTAATCCTAACCCACTTACTAGTAATTACAGTGATGATTTTATAAACCAATTCTAAGGGAGGATGTAATGGAACTATTATACGCATTAATAGGATTAACATGTGGTTATGCAATATATGCCAAAGGAATAAAGGATGGAAAAGCATTCGCACAAAATAAACCTGTAGCAATACTACCACAACCTGTAAAGGCTATTAAACAGGCTAAAGAGGATAAGGAAGCAAAAGTAGAACAAGAAAAGTTTATGGAGTACCAAGAAAGATTATTCAATTATGATGGGTTTAAAGAATCAGAAAAGGTAGGTGAATAAGGTGGCAAAGAATAAAGTTAACAATGAAATAACTACCCAAGCATGGAAAGAGTACGAAGATGGGAAGAATTATAACATAAAACTTAATTTGTATTCTATCAATGACAGGAATGAAAGGTTTTACGCTGACGATCAATGGAATGGATTTGATTCAGGCGGTAACCCTACTCCTGTATTTAACATTTACAAGAGAGTAATTAACTATTACATTGCATCAATACTTAAACAACCGGTAAAGCTTACATTTTTACCTATGTTATCGAACGAAGAAATAAACGAAAAAGATGAAAATGCACAAGAACAAATGGATATGAACGAAGCAGCAGAATTAATAACATCTTACATGGACTCTCTAAAAGAACGCTGGAAGTTGGATACTATGAATAGACAATTGTTACTTGATGCAGCTAATACAGGCGATATGAGCACATATATGTATTGGAATCCTGATATAGAAACAGGCCAAGATTCATTAGGTGATATTGATTTAGAAATCAAAGACGGTGTTGACGTTTACTTTGGTAATCCTAATCAAGTTAATAAAGAGAAGCAACCTTATATTCTTATAGTATTTAGAGAAATGGTATCGGAGTTAAGAAAGCAAGCTAAAGCAGCTGGTTTATCTAAACAAGAAATAGATAAGATCACATCTGATGAAGATTATGATTATACGGCAGGTGATAGAGGAAAGATTGAACTTGATAACAACGGAACTAAAAAAGGCGGAAAAGGCAAAGCTACAGCAGTACTCAAACTTTATAAGAAAAAAGGCACTGTACATGCCCAGAAATCTACTAGACGAGTTGTTGTAAGACCAGAATGGAATACTAAATTAAAAAAATACCCTTCACAGTGGGCTAATTGGGATAAGAGGAAGAACTCGTATCATGGTCAAGCTGTAGGAACAGGGATTGTACCTAATCAACTATTTATTAACCAACAATTCTCATTAGTAATGATATTCATGAGAGATATGGCTTTCCCTAAAGTAATCTATGAGAAAACAATGGTAGGTCCATGGTCCAATAAAGTTGGTGGTGCATTTGGCGTTAACACTGGTGGACAAATACCATTAAGTCAAGTGGCTGATTATATGACACCTGCACAGATGAACACTCAAATCATGCAAGTAATAGATGCTACTATAACTTATACTAAAGAAATGCTAGGTGCTAATGATGCTGCATTAGGAGATGTTAATCCTGATAACGCTAAAGCCTTGGCTATAGTTACAGAACAAGCGGGTGTACCACTTGCAAATATTAAAGCTAATTTATATCAGTTACATGAGGATATTGGGTACTCTGCTTTGGATTTTATGTCACAATACTACGGAAAACGTAAAGTAGTTGTTAAAGAAAATGGCAAGAGAGTTGTTAAAGAGTTTGACTTTGATAAACTTCAAGACATGCCTATGACATTAAAAGTAGAAGTTGGACCTGGTACATTATTTAGTGAACTAGCAGGACAAGCAACACTTGATAACTTACTGCAACAAGATAGAATAACATTCTTACAATACTTAAATAGTTCTGTGCCTGGTGTAATCCCTAATAAACAGGAACTTATAGACGAGATTAAAGCAATAGAAGAACAGCAACAAGAATCGCAAAATCAAACAGCGCAATTTATGCAAACTTTACCACCTGAGATACAAGAGAAAATACAAGCAATGGACCCAGAAGAAGCGCAAGGAACTATTCAAGCATTAATGCAATTACCACCAGAAGATTTACAAAGCGCATTACAAGAAGTTATGGTAAACGTACGATAAAACAGAATATTTGAATATCGTTCGTGTTTATAGTATAATTTAGGTATAAGGACATGCCAGTCCTATTAATCGAAAGGAGACATATGCCAATGTCTGAAAAAAATGTAGTAGTAGAACAAACCGAAGCGTCTGTAGATAATACAGAAGTTTCAGAAACATCAACAGAAGAAACTAAGCCAAGTTTTATTGATACCTTTGAATATAGTTTTGATAAGAACCCTCAAAAGGTAACGTCTGAAGATGAGTTGAAAGAGTTAGTTGAAATGGGAAGATACTATAAAGAAAAAGGCAAAGCCGGAGACGAATGGTTAAAAGCTTATGCTAAGAAGAACAACATGAGCAAATCAGAATTGTTAGAAGCGTTTAACCAACAAGAGGTAGATGCAGAAATACAAGCTATTGCTGATGAAGAAACGGTATCTTTTGATATTGCCAAAAGGTTAAGAAACGAAAAGTTATTAGCCGAAAAGGATATGACTAACGCACAGAAACAAGCTGAAAAGAAAAGACAAGATGAACAAATGTCATTATTTGCTGACAAATACCCTGATGTGAAAGAATTACCTCAAAATGTATGGGATAGATTCGCTAAAGGCGATATTGATCTAATCGAAGCTTATGACATGTTCAACAAAGATAGTACAATTCAAGAACTACAAGAAAAACTCGCTAAATACGAGAGTCGAGAGGCGATTGACAATAAAAATGCTACTAATGCTGAAATAAGCACAGGTAGTACAACCGGAAATGGTCAAACTGATTCTATATTTACACGAGAACAAGTGAAAAACATGTCTAAATCTGATGTAAAGAAAAATTACAATAAAATTATAAAAGACATGAAAACGTGGAAATAGGAGGAATATAAAATGGCTCAAAACGTTAATGCAACAGCATTTATCCCTGAAGTGTGGGATGAATCCATCCAAAGAACCAGAGAAGATAACCTTGTAGCACTTAAGATTTCAAGAACTAGACCAAGAAAAGGGGCTAACAAAGCAGGTGATACAGTTTATTTTAATGGTTTAGCAGAACCAACAGTTAACCCATACACAGGTTCAATTACTTATGAAGGTTTAGACGACGGCTCGGTTGCGCTTCTAATCGACCAACAAAACTACTATGCTTTTAAAGTAACTGATCCAGAAGAAGCTATGGCTAATGTAGATTTAAAAGGTTCTCAGACTCAAAGAGCAGCTTATCAATTGAACAGAACTACAGATTCATACATTATGGGATTATACACAGAAGCAGACACAGGAAATGTTGTAACAGATGCATCATGTGACTCTGCAACGATCTTATCAGATGTTTCTAATGCTGTAAGACTGTTAGAAGAACAAAACGTAATGGAAGGCGACATGTGGATGACTATTCCACCATGGGTAAAAGAAAAACTTGTACTTGCAGGTGTTGTATTCCAAATTAACAACGGTACAAATGAAAAAGGTCAAATGGCATGGGCTAATTATTTAGGTATTGATATCTTTGTAACTAACCAGGTGAATAATACAGGTACAAAAGCAGCGCCAGTATCACAATGTATGTTTGGCGCTTATGATGCTATCGTGTATGATGAAGCATTATCTAAATCAAGAATGATGGAATTAGAAAACTCATTTGCTTATGGTTGTTCAGGACTTACAGTATTTGGTGCTAAAGTAATCAGACCTAAAGAAGTAGGTTACATGAACTTAACATATGCAGCTGAAACTGCAATTTAGCAGATACAGCACAACTTAATAGGAGGTAACACATGGCAGTAGCAGTAACAAACACAACCTTATCAGCTTATGATACGGAATATGCGGTAACAGCGAACGCGGCTACTTCGGCAGTAATTGACGAAACAGAAGCCTTTACAGTAACACCTACTAAAGCAGGTCATAAGGTTTCTATCTTAATGACAAATGCAGCGGGTCATGGTGCTTATACTTGGTCTGTACCAGTTGGGGCATTGTGGGCAGGTGATAGCGCAACGGCTTTAACAGGATCAATCGCAGCAGGAGCAACAGAAGTTATTCAATTAGCTTCAGGGAAACATCTTAGTTCAGCAGGAACTTATGTAATCACGTTAACACCTGCATCAGGAAAAAGATTGTTAACAGATCACGCAGCGGTTATGGAAGTGTTAGAAACAGTATAACAACCAAAGGGGTTGGGGTTAATCCTCAACCTTTTTTTAATAGGAGGACGTATGAAATTTAAAGGAATACCAAATAGATTATGTAGAATAACTAAAATCAAGCCTAATCTAGTAAGAAAAATACCTAAATCAATTAGATTTGACAAAAATGGAGTGTATGAAACTGAGAACCCTTATTTGATTAAAAGACTTAAAACTAAATTTGAAATTATAGGAGAATATAATGGCTTACAAGAAAACCAAGAAAAAGAAGAAAAAACCGAACAAAATGGAATAGTTTTAAAAGAATGTTCGTATAGTGAATTACAGGTAATGTATGCTGAAAAGACAGGTAAATCAGCAGTAGGGAAAAGAAAAGTTGATATATTAAAAGAATTGGAGGTATAATATGGCATTTCCTAACGAATTAAAAAATAAATTGATGAACGTATTCGAACAATTCACACAAGCGTTTAAAGTTATAACAAATGATCATGCATACATACACGAAGGTATTATGTTTGTGGCTTTTGATAAACTAGTTGTAACTGCAGGAGCAACCGGAGAATATGCATTTAAAACACCAGAAAACGGATTTGTTCATTATAGGTTAGCAGGGATAAACCCTTCAGCCGATAAAGTTGATACACAAATATTCGAAGATGCAACATATACGGGTGGTACATTATTAGAAATAAACAATAAAAACAGAAATTCTGATAAAGAATCATTAACTGTAGTAAGTAAAAATCCAACATTCCAAACACCAGGTACTTTGTTACCAGGGTTTTCTTCTTATCTACCAGGTGCTGAAGGTACTGGTCAAATAAGAAGCGGAACTGATGGAAAAGCGGATTCAGAAATAGTATTAAAGCAAAATACCGTGTATAGATTCGTACTAACTAATGGTAGCTCGTCTACAAACACAGTGGGTATTAATTTAAGATGGTACGAAGAAATTCAAGGTTAGGAGGTAATTATGACTATAGCACAAGATATATTGGATAGTGCAAAAGGTCTAATAGATGAACTTAATGTTGGAGGGGTTAAAATCCCTTCCACTGATTCAGATATGCAAGCTTTAGAATACAATGGTATTTCATATATTAACCAAGCTTTAAGAGAAGTATACAGAGAATCAAAGAGTTTTAATACATTAGAAGTATCGAATAAAAGAATCCCTAACCTTTTAGGCGACTTAGGTCAATTTAACAAGGTAGATTATATAGGTGTGGATCAAGTATATCCTCCAACTGGATTGGGTGTTGTAGGTGCTAAAGCTTATTATGTAGAACCTGATTCGGATTACACTATTTATATTGAGGAGTACTCAGGTGGTGTGTGGTCTATCTTAGAAACAATTACAGGTGTTACTACTGTTCCGGTAAGATTAAAAGGATTAATCACACCAACAGACTCTAACAACCCTATTCAAATGAGAATGTCAGGGACAACTTTCTATAGACACGAAAACCGTTGTTTATATAGTTATCCTTTTAAAGCTGATTCAATACCAGAGTTTAGACCATGGATTCCTGTTACTATGCCTGATGATTTCGGTGAACTTGATGAGATCATAGATGAACATCCAGTAAGACAATACAATCAGGATGGTAACTATAAATGGGAAGGGTTTAACAAACTGTACATTAATTTCTTTTACGAAGGTACACTAAGAGTTATATACAACCCAACACCAACGGTAGTAACTGCAGGAACGGATGTAATAACTTTACCTAATCCGATTGCATTAGAATTTTGTAATAACTTTGTGGCTGCTAGAATGGCAACTACTGAAAACCCTCAGTTGGTTAACTATTTTGAGGAAAAAGCCAACGAATTAATGTTTAAATCAAGCAGAACAGGACCCGCAAGCGAAGAATCTATAACAGATGTTTATTTTGGAGGTCATTATGGCTAGAATGAGAGTAGCAAAAGAGCCTAAACCTATCGAAATAGATGAATGGTTCGGTATTAATGAAGCTGTGGGAGAAACACAGATTAAACCCGGCGAATGGGTAAAAGGTTTTAACTTTAGAGTTACAAAGAACATGAAGGCACAGAAAAGACCAGGGCATCATACTTTTATAGACTTTGAAGCTGCAGGAAATGCACAAGGCCTATGGCAAGGTGTACTTGATGGTAAAAACATCATGCTAGTGTGTTGGAATGGTAACGTATATAAGTACGATATGTCTATATCAGTAGATAATACTCTTTTAAGCGAACTTATTACAATTGGTGTAGTTTCTGTAGTCGGAAGTATAACAGATGTTAGAACAGATATATTTTGGTTTAATAGCAAGGTTTACTTCTTAAACGGAACAGACTATAAAGAGTATGATGGTACAACTTATCAAAATGTAGTCCCTTATATCCCTACAATAGCAATCAATGCACCACCTGCGGGTGGAGGTACATTATTTGAAGAAATCAATCTATTGACAGGTCAAAAGTCACAGACATTTATAGGTGATGGCTCTAGCACGTTGTATCAATTGGCAGAGTTGACACTAGATGTAGATACAGTATTAGCATCTGTTAACGGTGTACCTAAGACAGAAGGAGTAGATTTTACAGTTAATAGAACCTTAGGTCAAGTTACATTTACAGTGGCACCAGTCAATTTATCAGCTGTAATTATTACATGGACCAAAGTGGTAGCAGGTAATGATCTGTTAGTGAAAAATCATAAATATGCTGTACAATTTGGTGTGAACAACGATACTAACCTATTCATATTCGGCAATGTTAACGAAAAACATGTATTTAGATACTCAGGTATCAATAAAGCGGGCTATTTCCCTGCTAACTCATTTGTCGGTGTTGGTAGTGATGAATTTGCAATAACAGCTTTACAACCTCAATATCAATCATTGTTAGTTTTTAAAGAGAACTCGACTAAGATAGTTGACCCAACTTCTAATCCTAACTTTACAGATAACACAGGGTTAAATCCTTTTAATTTTGGTTACAGAGCTTTAAATGATTCTATTGGTAACTTAGCGCCTAACATGGTCCAATTAATCACTGATAAGCCCGTGAGCCTAGATGGTGTATCTATGAGACTATGGGGAAGTACAACAAGTGTAAGAGACGAAAGAGAACCTGAAATAATCAGTGATAGACTTAAGTTAAGTTTGCAAGTGTTAAACCTAGCAAATGCCGTAACCTTTGATTATGAGTTTCAAAAGGAATTATGGGTTAATGTAGATGATATAGTTTATATTTGGAACTATGGTAACAACACAATGTACAAGTATTCAAATATAAGAGCCACGGAGTTTATCGACATAGATGGTGATATCTATTATACAGCTAATGGAACTGTAGAACATGTAAGCGAAGATTTTGTAGCTGATGGCGAAGTATTAGGCGATACGATACCATGTAAAATATACGGCGGGTTTTCAGATTTCAACACGTTAGAATGGCGTAAAATGATGCGTGATGAATGGTTAGCAATAGCAGCTGACAGTAGAACATCAGTAAAAATAGGTTTCTTAACCGACAAAATTAATGAAGAAGATGTCAAATTTAAAACAGTAGAGTACAAAACAATGGATTTTGATAATATTGACTTTAACGACTTCTCATTTTTAACTAACCTAAACCCACAGCCTAATAGATTAAAACTAAAAGTTAAGAAGTGGACGTACATTCAGTGGGTTATGGAGAACGACACTAACAACGAAACTTTAACAATCCTTAAATTGTTAATGAAAGCAATGTTACAAGGACATAGCAAGTAAGGGGGGGGAATAATGGCTAAGAAAATATTAACACAAGCAGCTTATGATACTGATAATATTCAGAGTCAACCTGACCAGGTAAAAGGTCAACCAACGGCTTTAAAATTAGCATTTGACCAAACTGGAATAGATGCTAAAACTTATACTAACACAACTCAACTAGCGGAGTTACAATCAGAAACGCCTAATGATGCAGGAGCAAACGCAATAGGTGCAGAGGGGACATTTGGTACTGATAATGTAGGTGATGAATTAAAAGCAGTCAAAGATGCGCTTGACGGTGTAGTTTTGGGTCAGATACCTGATGGTTCGCTAACAGACGTTAAATTATCAAACGCAGACGGTCAAATAAAAGATACTGTATCAAAAAATACGAGTTATATATCAGGAAATGCAAGAGATATTGCAAGACTAGAACTAGCAGTAAGAAAAAACGGTATTGTATCGGGGCAATATGTTAATAAATACTTTGAAAGTCCAGAAGTTCGTACAACCGATTCAATAGGTTTAATCGATTTTGGTAAGGTTTATGCATCTGTAGTTAACACAGGTACAAATACACTTGTAGTTGATACATTGCAAGTTGACAAAGACGGTAATACTCCTACATTGTTATCAGATTGTTTTGAGTTAAAAGAAGAAATTACGCTTGCTGATGCAAGTGGCGAAAACTTAATTATTAGTGGTATTGATGATGGAACTAAGACGTTAACATTTACAACTAACATTGTAGGTACTTACTCAAGTGGTGCTAACGTATACCGTAGTAATATGGTTGTTAATGGTGAAGCGTGGAATTTTGGTGGTGTTGGAGAAGGTGTATTAGGGTTTGATATAGAAAATGCAAGTTATGATTCTGTTAGTT